CTTCCGTGAGATTGCTCGTTACTCCGGTAATCCTGGTCAAGGCATGTACATGGGTAACCCCATGATGCCTAACAACGCCAGCTTCTACATGGGCCCCCAAGCTGGTCAGGGTTATTTCCTGGCTGGTGAGCCTGTGATGCCGACTGGTGTTCAGTTTGAAGGTGTGAAGTTCTTCGAATCGACCAACTTCCCCAACAAGCAAATCTCGGCTAGCTTCGCTACTCCCGCTTCCTACTCCAACCAAGACGTTGCTCAGGGCTTCTTCTTCGGTCCTCAGGCCGTTGGTGTTGGTATCGGTGGTCCGAACGCTCAGGTGCTCATCAACAACAACGATGACTTCAGCCGCTTCATCATCTTGATTTGGCAACTGTACGCTGGTTTTGAAGTGCTGAACAAAGACTTCATCACGACTGCTTACAGCTTTGTCTCTGACGACGGCACTGTCTGATCTATAACGTAAACATACACAAAGGAGAAATAAATGTCCTACCTTTCGTCTAAAAAAATCTACCCCGGCAACTGGGCAGAGCCTCTTAACGGTTGGTACAAGAATATTGATACCGATTACAGCGGTACTAACGACGGTTCAGAAGCAGGCCCTACTTCGGTTCTTGCTATCCCTGGCTATCGTTACTTCCAGCAGCGCGGTTACGTTGCTGTTACCAACACCTCTGGTGATGGCGCCGTTGCTTCTGGTAGCGTTATTGTTCCTTCCCCTTATCGTCAAGACGACACCCGTACTGACATCACCGGTATGGTGATCAGTGGTTCTTCCACTTATCCCATCTACGTGTATCGCACTGCGATGTCGGTTGCTTCGGGTTGGGGTGATGGTCGCGTTGCTTCCGGTGTTTATACCACCACTGGTCGCGTGATCTCGTTCGCTACTGGTCTTGTTTCCAGCGCAGCTTCTGGTGAAGGTGTGGCCCAGGTCAACCTGTCGTCCACTGTTTCCGGTAGTCAAGAAGGCGAAGTCTTCTTTGCTGCTGGTACTGCTGCTGTTTCTGCTGTTCCTGTGCCTGTGGTTAGCGGTGCTGTCGGTCTTACCGATGGTAACGTTTATAAGCCTCACACTGCTGCTGCTACTTACAGCGTCTTCACTCGCGCCGCTTCTACTACCACCTCTGGTACGGCTCCTGGCTGGTATATCTCTGCCGCTGACAAAGCTGCCGGTCGTACTGGTTACTTCGTGGTTGAAGTTTGCTACATCCAGCCGGATGAAGCTCCTGGTTACAACGATATCGAGTCCTATCTCGTCAACCGTATTGTGAGTAACTGAGTTAAACTAGGACCAGGTATTTTCTTGGTCCTATGTCTGTTGCCGCAGAACTGCTCCTGCATCGTCATAAAAAAACCGGTGCTCGAGTTCGAATTATTAGTGAGTGGGATGAAGGCGATTGGTTCATGGTCGAAGATCAGGACGGTCGCCTTTACACCGCTTACAAAACTGAACTTGAACCCGACGAGTCTGCAACTAAAAAAGTTAAGACTTTGCAGGTGAAAGATAAAGCGGCAAACGAAGAACCTCGCAATTTCCCCCCTGATACACGTCTTAACATCAACGGTGCTACTGCACAGATGATTGCAGACCACATCAAAGGAATTGGTTTGAAGACTGCTCGAGAAATCAAGGACCTTCAGTTGTCCCTGTCTGGTGAAAGATTTAACAACCTCGAGCAGTTACGCCAAATCAAAAGAGTTGATTGGGATTCTGTATTCGCCGCAGACCTGGTACGTGTATAACTAACATCTCCAATTACAAGCCCCTGAGTAATCAGGGGTTTTTTGGTTTTAAAATAAAAAGAAAAGAATAATGCCAATCGGACCCGCAAGTTACATAGGACCAGTAGGAAACACCGGAAGGAGCACTGGTCCGCATGTTCATTTTGAGCTGAGAGATTTAGCAAGAAATGTAGATATTCCTCTTTCTCAAGCGCGTACAGATATTGGACAAAATATTGAATATCGTCTACCGGGCGCTGCTCAGTGGAATAAACTGTACAAACCGCTTGCACCTGGTAAATTTGAATTAAGCAAAAATGCTCCTCTTACTAGTCCCAAGGGAACGCGCAAACACCCTGTAACAGGACAGCAAGCTTACCATTTTGGAGAAGACTATGGTTTACCTGCTGGGACAGACTTAAGATTTATTGGTCCAGCAGCAGTTGAGGGCGTGGCAAATTATGGGAATGCTGGAAATATTGCAAGGCTTACAACAGGAGATAAACGGTATAGGTTATCAGCTTTTCATCTTGCTAAGCCCCCTGGATCAACCAAAGTAGGGGACGCTGCTGTACCAGAAGCTCCTCAGCTTCCCGCTTCTGACCAGACGAATACTGAACAAAGAACAAAAGATGTTTTAGAGGCTTTTCTTCGTGGTACACAATATCAATTAACGGAGCGAGAAAAACCTAAAAGTCCAGTTGATTACATGAAGCAACAATTAGTTGGACAAGTTTTGTCGCAAGCTATTAATCCTTTTTCTTTTCTTGAAGATTTTAAAGGTGGTGATCCATACATGCAGGGAATGACACTAGCCAATCAAGATATTCTTAGCGGTTATTTTGGTTGATGTTTTAAAACTATAATAAGAATTAAATGGCTGCAGTTTGTGAAACTCAGTGACTTTGATAAAAGTAGAGTCAGGTATCACCTAGGTTACTACGTGGTTTCTGTTCCAGCAGGTGACTATGCCCGTTTGGAAGAAGCTATGAACACGGTACCTGATTCATATTTTTACAGTAAAATTATCATTCAGATCGATCGTTGCGATACGGCTGAAAAGAAAACTGAGGTTGCAACCACACCTTCAACCAGGGTTGAGAACATTGCTGGTGACGTGGATCGTACCATTCGATCTAGCAATGCCAAAGAAGCACTGAAGACCTGGGATGAGATTTATCTTTATGAGACAAATCGACTTGCCCACATTCTTTACGTTCCTAACTACAAAGATCCTTTCCAGGCTCGTTATCGTTACGAACGCTCAGGTGCTGAATTTATTCAGGCCATGCCTGGACCTGCTGACGTATCTGTTGGCTCTAATATTTTCTTAGCGGAGAACTACCGATGATTGGTCCCACACTACAAGCGGCGCAGCTTTTATCACGAGCCGGACAGATTGCCCCGTGGGCATTATCCATTAGTCAATTAGCTGCTCAATTTGCTCCGCAAACAATCAGTGGGTTAAACGCTGTTGGTGGAGTTTTAAATCGTCCTGCAGGAAAATATAATCCCGCTGGTGGTGGCATGGGCGGTCTTCGGGGTACAAGAGGAAATCAACAACGTCCTCCTATTGGGAATTTACCTCCCGGTTATCGAGAGTCAGAACTTGCCGCAGGTGTAGCAGCCGAAGCTTTTCGTCCAGGAGCGGGATTTCCGGGTCAACAGGCTAACACCTTTGCATCAGTGGACACACCAGCAGAACGTGCTCAAGCTCAAGAACGTTCCCGCGTTGCTCAAATGACAGAGCAAGATCCTCTGTTTAAAAAGTATCGTGTTGCTGAATTAACAAAAGCATATAACACTGCTAGTCCAGAAGACAAAGAAAAGATTGGTCTTGAGATCTGGGCCACTACAAACCCGCAGTTAGCACAGAAACTAAAGCCAGGTCAGCTTGGGTACACACAAGCCACCTCTGCTGTTATGTCCCAAAGTCCACTGGGACAATTCCAAGCACAGACTGGTGACATGCAGTATGCCAACAAAATGAATCAAGTACCAGGGGCAATGGCTGGTTTCCAAACCCAGACTCCGCTTACTGATATTCCAACTCCAACAGTTCCTCAATTCGGTGCTTCTGAAGTCTTTGCTAAATCCACCCCAATCCCTGGTGCAACAGAGATGTTCACCGATCCACGTAAGTTTCTTAGTCAAGAAGAGCTCAGTCAAACTCAGCTTGCGCTTCTCAAAAAAGCGTTTGAAAGCCGCATAAAATAACCCTTTGATAAACTAAGGTTACTTGGCACCACACCTGTGGGTAAGACCACCAACTGGACACAAGACTTTTAGTCGCCGGGGGCCAGTGTAGCTGCTTTATCCTAATGATTCTCTGCCGTAATTTTGTCCGTCGCCTTACTGCGAAACTGAGTTTGATCGTAGCTCTACAAGCAGTATTTGTCCCCGGTCTTAAGGCAGATTCAAATTGGGTAGGAGAATAAGGAACAATTAAAAATGTCACTAAATTCTAACGCTGCTGTTGTTGCAAAGCGTCTAAAAGAAGCTGGATATACTAAAGGACAGATTGCTGGTGTTCTTGGCAATTTTCAACTCGAATCAGGATTTAATCCTCGCGTCAATGAAGGGGGTATTGTTGGCGCACCCTTAGGCAAAGGAGGGTTTGGATTTGGTCAGTGGACTGGTGGACGACAGCAAAATTTAATCAATTTTGCAAAACAAAAAAAAATGGATCCAGGTGATCCGAATCTTCAAGCTGATTTTCTTTTATATGAACTAGGTGGACCCGAAAAAAGAGCGGCTGAATCTTTAAGAGGAGCAGTTTCTCCAGAAGAATCAGCCCGTCGTTTTTTGGTTGATTACGAAAGGGCAGGAGTTCCCAAAACCAAACAAAGACAAGAAGCAGCTCGTCAAATTTATGGACAGCTAGGTTTTCTGGATCAACCACAAACAGCAGTAACAGCCGTTGCTAGTCCGAATATAGATCAAAGATCTGTAACCGACATACTTTCTTCTTCTTTAGGTTTACAGTCAAAACCAGATTTTGACGACAAAAAAACGTTGGTAGATAACCTTAAAGATTCGTTTAAAAAATCCATAATGGAACAAATAATTCCTTCGTTATCCGGTTTCCAATTGCCTAATTTTTTGGGAACACTTACTCCTTTTTAAGTGAATGGCTAGGTTTTCTGAATACATTGATAGTAACGATTACTTGCCCGGAGATATTTACTCTGCTGGGTTAAGTGATTATCAACTTTATCCACAGTTGCGAACAGATTATGTCAATCGTAAACGCTGGAAATTTCAACCAAGGAAAGAAGATGAGGACGGAACTTCGTTTCAAACTTTTTTAGCTTTGCAAAATAATCCAGAAGCTTTAATGCCTAAATTACCAGACACACCTTTTGGCAACTTAAGATCTTACATGGGTGCTTAATTCGTTTATAATTGAAAATAAAAGTTTGAGTAAGTAAATGTCCTCGAGTTCCTCAAATAAGCAGCCCGTTTTTGTAGACCGTCCTCTTTACGATTCGGTACGTGTCACTACTCAGATTGTTGGTAACGCAACTGCAAACACTCTCTTTGTGCAGGGTGGTCAGGTCCCGGCAATTCTTGTGGACATGGACGCCACGCTTAGCGAAGATAATAACAGTGGTGGCATCGTTGACTCAGTTAAAATTATCCGTAATGATTTCTACCGTGACCCTGATTACACGGTAAGTGCTTCTACTTCTGGTACTATTGTTTCTTTTGTAAGTGGACAAATCGTTAATATTACTGCTACAGGTATACTCACTGGTAGTGGCGCTGGAAGTGGGGTTGGTTATTACACTTACACTGGCGCGGCCACTCTTACAGGGGTGAATACAGCTCTTCACTACTCAGGTGGATTGGTTAATGGTTTCACTTACAACGGTGTTAATTACGGTAATCAACCAGCAGTAACCTTTGTGTTTTACCACACCCGTGGTACAACCCAGCCAGTTCCTGCTTCTGGTGATTACAAGGTTGTGTTTGCTAAAACTGTCCCAGGTAATACGCAAGATGTTGATTGTTCTGATGTGATGCCGATTATTGCCACTCCAGCAATGTCCGCAGGCAACACTACAGGGCTCGGAGAGACCGCTCCACTGCGCAACAAGGGTGTGTACCTGGAACGGGGCGACAGGCTTTACGTAGGCGTCTTCCCGGACGGTCCCAACATCTCTGGTTATACCCCCGGTGCTCACATCGTTGCTCAAGGTGGTTTCTTCTAAAGATGGCTAAAAAAATTGGAAGTAACTTTGGTAACTTCCAAGAAGTTAAATCTTTAACGCCGAATAAAATTAAACCAATTACCACAGAGTTTTCTAGGGGTAGCGTCCCTGATTCGATCTACTCTGCAAATAGGGAATCAGCCTGGGCCAGGTGGAGAAGGGGTTACGAACTGGCAACGTCTCTTACTTATAACGGTGAGTACACGTTCCCTTTCTCTTACACAGTTCCTAATACAACCACTTCTGGTAACCCACCCGTCACAATCTCTGGTGCATTCGTAGGTTTTCCTACAACCAACAAAGAGTTTGGTATGCATTGGGCCATTTGGCGCTATGCAGGATCTTTTCGTACCGACTCTGTACAAGATACAGTCAGTAGCCAAAAACTGTTTGTTGAATCTGTTACAGAAGATGCAAACTTTTGGTATGTGAAGTTAGCTGGATCCTGGAGCCCATCTAATCCACTGCCACCTCCGTTTTACATTACTGTTACTGGTCAACCCAACGGATTAAAGCCTGCTAATACAGAAATATTTGAAGATCGTATTGTTGTTGACGGTGGTCCTCTTATTGATAAAGAGACGATCAACCCTGCGAATCAAAGACGCTATGGTTATGTCCAGGCAGTTGTTGTCAACATAAACCAAAACACAGGAGTACTTACATTCAAAAAAGCAGGTTCCGTATATGTCACTCCTGATGCAATATTTACCACACCGTCACCACAAGGGTTTGAAGTTGGTAGGTACCTGGTGACAGGGTCTAGATATTCATGTACCTGCCAAGACTTTACACATCGAGATTACTCTTTTATTTCGAATGGCGGAAAAAATAATCAACGTCAATTTCCTCGAAGCTCCAGGGCTTCAGTTAAGCCTGGTCGATTTGAAGAGATTAGAACTGATGGGAAGCTTGATAACAGGGCGATGACACGACCTGATGTCAACAGAGTACTTGAAACGTATGCGCCACAGGGTTTTGAGTTGGATTACACCGTAAGTGAATCGAATACAGATACAAAAGCAACGCGTGATAACCCTGGAGTGTATCGAGACTTTGGTATGATCTACACAAGAAGTACAAGTAATATTGCTACTGTTGGCTCACAGGCAGAAGGTATGCCTGGATACGACGACTACAGCTCTGCAATATTTGAGACGGATTCAAGTGTTGTTCCACAAGATATTATTCTGACAATCAGTGATAACTGGACGCCACTTTTAGATGAGCTTCGATACTGCAAACACATTTATGCACTTAGGTTTAGAGATCGAGTGTTTCCTCCCGAACCATCTGATTTCCCTGTAGGGCCAGATGGTATGGTCAAATGGGAACAAAGATTAGTCAAACAAACAGAAGAAGAATTAACAAAGGCACGCACATTGCAAGAAACTAAACGCGCATTGGCAGTCATGGATGTTCCTCCGTATAATTGTCAATCACCAATGATTTATCCAATGCTGCAAAAAATATTTAATATTGCAACAGATAAGATCACGATCAATAACTTTACAATGCTTTAAGGAAGACTTACATAATGTATACTAATGTTGAGTCTATTAAGACTCAAAAAGATTTGTCCACCAACGCGTCCCTGGGCTAAGTAAGGTCTAAGGTTTGGTTAGCTCATACGCACCAACCCATGAAGCACTTACATCCCCCTCCGTCTGACCAGGCGATTGTTGACGATTACTTCCAGCTTCTTTACAAGAAGTCTTTTGGACAAGCGGCGTGGCTTTATGGTATGCTTGCCACTTACGGTGTACACCCTAAAGAGTTAAAAGGATTTACCTGGAACACTGACAACACAATTAACATCATTTCAAAAAAGAAAAAAGTTCGCCCCATGCATCCACAGTGGGTTCTTCTTTTTCAACTAAAAGAAAAGCAGCCCTCAAAACTTGAGAACTGCTTTAAAGAGATTCAAGAAAAACTTGAAGTCGGTATTAAAAACAAAGTAATTACTTTGAACTTGACCGATCTAATCCTTTCTTATCGAATCAGGAAGGACTTTTACCAGCCAAAGAAAGTGGATCGGCAAATTCAATCCCCTGCTTACGCAGTGCTTTCCTGACGCTAGTCACATTCCAACGATACGAGTCCCGTGAGAACGTATCCTTAAAGGCTGCGAAGTGAGGTCCCAGTTTTAGGGTACCGTTATCTCGCATCTTAAACAGTTGTTTTTTGTCGAGCCCAAGAAGCTCGCACGCTTTGTTGGCTGTGACCCAGCCGGTAGAAGCTGACATAAAGAACAGGGAGTGTTCAGATATACACTACCGACAAACCCATGCAGGTCAAGGATTTTTAGCAAATCTTAAACTTTGAGCTTTGGCTTAGCGATCTTAAAATAAGTTAACAGCAACTAAAGAGTATGTTCAGTGACGAGAACGCACCACTCGCCCTACTGATCGAAGTAACTCCAAGGTTAGCAAAAAAACGATTTAGAGACGATATTTATAAATCCTGGGATTATAAATGTGGTTATTGCGAAGACGCAGCAACAAGCCTGGATCACATTGTCCCGAGGTTTAAATCAGGTTCCAGCAACAGGAACAATTTGATTCCTGCTTGTCGTCGCTGCAACAGTAACAAGGGAAGCACTGAAGTAGAGACCTGGTACAGACAACAAGAATTCTTTACCCAAGCTAGGATGGAAAGAATTAGTTCTTGGATGTCGCAAGAAATTATTGACATTTTTTCTTGTCAACTAGAAGCATTACAGATGGCGGTTTAATGTGGCGTTAACCAAAGATCCTGCAACGGGCAGATGGAAAACAGATAAACAAAAACCAGCAGAAATGCCATCCGCTCCAGACCATAATTGGTACTGGAACAATACTGGTAGAGCGTCTGGTCAAGGAAGATTTTATCAACAAGCATATCAAAATATACAAAGAGGGTGGGCTGCAATGATGGATCCTCGTGTATACGAGGATTTAAATAACATTTTCAATCAGGATAAAGCTAATTACGAAAAACAACTAAAAGAATATAATCAAGACACCGCAAAAGCAGACACACGAAACAAAGCAGATGATTTATTTGCTCAAGTAAAGGCCAGCACTGCAGGAGGAGATTACGTTAAACAAAGAGATATCTTAAAAAATAAAGATCTAGGTCTTGAGGCTGCAGGTTTTTCCAAGGCAGAAGCG